TAAAATCACTTCAATTATTATGTATGCTTCAATCATATTTATTTTATTTGTTCATTAACTTTTAATGTAAATGGTTTTGGGCTTGGATAATCTATATCATCTTGATTATCAAAATTAAAAATAAAATCTAATACATCACTTTCCATAAAGCTATTCATACTTAAATCATATTTATTAACTTTAAGAACAGGATCACCGCCATCTACATAAACTTCAACATCATCAGTTTTGTATTCTCTTTTTAATGCTAAAGCTATTGCACATTTATTACAATTAGTTATTCCATTGTTTATATCATTTTGTGTTATATCTATTAATCTAATCATTTTTTATTGTTCTCACTTTCTTTCATAATCATATCAATCAAAGTATCAGAGCTATAATTTTTTAATAATTCCTGAAGTTGCTCTAATGCTTTTTTCTTTTTTTGATACATCCTATCTTTGTTTTCTGTCCTTACTAAGTCTAATGCTTCAAAATCTACAGCCATAATTAACCTCTTTCTGTACTAGGTATCATTAATAAAAACTTAACAATGAACAAAGCAAACATACTTAAACCCAAAGTTAAATTGATATGTGTTATTACAAATAAACCCAATAAAGCTAATCCAAAGCATAAACTAAAATATATTGCTCTAATCATTATAGACCGCCTTGTGTTGCCCATGTGTGTAAAATTAACAACATCAAACCAGTCAGGCTTGAAGTCATAAATAAAAACACAAACGCTTTAAATAAAAAGTCTTTCATATCTGACCTCTTTCTTTTTGGTTTATATCAACTACATAATATTCTTGATGATCTTGTTCATTATCAAACTTACTATAAATATATTCCCATCCATGTTCAAAGCTAGTAAAAGCCTTATCAGGAAATATTCTATTGTTCATCCAGTCAACTATTTTAAATTTATCTTTCATTATTAGCCCTTTCTAATTATTTAATTGATCTTGTTGCTTTAAATATTCTTCTTTGGAATTATAAACAATTCCGCCCTTTGAAAGATACTTTCCATCTCTTTCAGCTAAAGCCCAGTCAGTAGCTTTTTTTCTTTTATCAGCGTCAGTTTCACCATAAGGCTGATAATATTCACCTCTTTCTAATGGGTACTTTTTACCATCAAGATAAACCTTAAAATGAGTACCTGACCAATGTGAAGCTGTTGCAAATTTAATTTTTGATTTCATTGTTTTACCTTTCTTTGTTATTGGTTTATTCTTGTATATTTTGGATCATAAAAATATTGATGATCTACAAATTTATTAATAAAGTTTATTTTATAACCTTTATTCTTTGCTATATTAATAAACTTATTAGCATCACAATCTTCCTCTAAGTAAAAATTATTGTTGTAGTAATATGAATACTTAGAAAATTCACTTCCATTCAAATCAAATTGAAAAAAAGTTTCCTTACTTACTTTTAAATAACCATGACTTTGATTATCAATAAAAGTTAAATTTAATTGTTTTGTTGTGTCTATCATTTTTTTACCTTTCTTTGTTAGTTATTGACAGATTATATTTATATTTATTATTTGTCAATAGGTTAATTAATTCTATAAATATAATACCAATTATTTTTAATTTTAATTTCATGTTCTTCACCATCATAAGAAGACATAAAATGACCTCTACCATCTGAAAGAATGGCATCATCTACAAAATGATCAAAATCTTTGATTAGAGATTTAACAGCTTCATTTGAACTTTCACACTTCTCAGATAAGGTTTTAAATACATCTTCATCAATTCCATCTTTGGCATGAGCTGATAAGAAAGAAGGATTAAAAGCCCATACAGTTTCTTCAATGTATTCTTTGGCTTGTTCATCAGCTTCTTCATCAGTCAATACTTTGTATTCATTACCATTAATATGGTATAATTCACCATCTTCAAGGGTGATTTCATTAACTTCATCATTATTTAAGTTTAAATGAGATTGTAAGGCTCTCACCTTCTCAGCTTCAACTTGATCAATATCATTATTGATATTGTTTTGATTTTTTTGTAATTGCATAATTGCCCTTCCTTTTTAGTTGTTTTTTGTGTATAAATTAAACATAACAAACAATTATATTATTGTCAATAGCTTGTCAATACTTAAATATAAAATAATATGAACAAAATTAAATTTGATAATAAGACGCTTGAAGATGTATTTGAACAACTGGCTTTGGGTAAGTCTGTTAAATCTGTACTAGATGAAAAAAATCTGTCTTATGAAGGTCTTAGAAAGTTAATGAGAAAAAAACCAAAGATTAGACAATTATATGAAGAAGCTAAAGAAGATGGCATAGACTACCTTTTAAGTAATAATATTGATTTGCTTAACAAAACAGTTGATGAATTCAAAGCTAATGGCAAAGGTGATCTAGCTATTACCAATTTATTGAAGGAAATAACAAACTTAAATAGATGGAAAGCATCCAAATTATTGCCGAAATATAATGATAATGCTCAGAAATTACAGCTTTCTAACGCTGATAATAAGCCATTGATTGTTAAATGGTCTAAGGATTAAATAAAAATTATTCAATAAAATCAAAGTTAACACACTTGCAAAGCTATTATTGTTGTAACTTTTAAAGGCATAGTTGCGTCAGGCTTATATAGAGGCATTATTTATTTTTTTTATGAAGTCAGGCTAATTTCAATTAATAAGTTTATTAATTTAAATAAATTCTAATTATTGTTTGTTCTAATAATAGATGACTATCAGTACCAATTTAAAAGAGCATCATTTTTGAGGGGGTTTTAAAAAGGGGGTTGCCTTCCTGACAAAATCGCTTTGCGTTAATAGCGTTAGGAGGTATATATATCTAAACAAAGAGTTCCTCTTATGCCAAAAAAAAAGAAAAACAAAATAAACGCATTAGTTGTTATTTCAGAATCTACTGAATCTGTGATAATACACTTTGATGGCTTTGACGATCTTCACCATGCTAAACACTTTAGCGATTTCATGCTTGATGAGCTTGGAATTAATCAATTGAATTACCCTGAAAATACGACTATTCACTAACAGGGGGGTTTTGTTTAAAAATGACTGAAATTGTAATTCCATATACACCTAGAAAACTGCAAAAATTTTTGCATAATGAAATGATAAAGCACCGATTTAATGTAATCGTTGCACATAGAAGGTCTGGCAAGACTGTAATGTGTATCAATCACATGATTAGAGATGCTTTGACAAACCCAAAGCCTAATCCAAGATACGCATTTATTAGTCCTACATTCAAACAAGGTAAAGCAACTGCTTGGGATTATATAAAAACCTTTGGTAAGAATATTCCTTTTGTTAAATTCAATGAATCAGAACTTAGATGCGACTTTCCTAATGGTGCAAGGATAACTATTTTGGGGGCTGAGAACGATCAAGCCTTGAGAGGAATTTTTTTAGATGGATGTGTGATGGATGAAACACAAAGTTTATCTCCAACGATATTTCCTGAAATCATCAGACCTGCTTTGGCAGACCGAAAAGGATGGTGTATATTTATTGGAACACCTAAAGGACAAAATTATTTTTACAAATTACATAAAGATGCTCAAAAGCAGAAGGATTGGTGGACTGGGGTATTTAAAGCTAGTGAAACAGATATATTAGATCAAGATGAATTAAACTCTGCTAAAGAAATGATGTCAGAAGATTTATATGACCAGGAATTTGAGTGTTCATTTCAAGCGGCAATTACTGGTTCTTACTATGGTGCAATCATTGATGACCTACAAAAGAATAATAAGATTACAAGTGTACCTTATGATCCAAATTTAGATTGTGAAACTTGGTGGGATTTGGGTCTTAAAGATTCAACCGCAATATGGTTTGTGCAAAAGCATGGAGATGAGATTAGAGTAATTGATTATGAAGAATCATCTGGAGAAGGCTTAGATTTCTATGCTGACCTGCTAGACTCTAAACCTTATAAATATGATAGACATATAGCTCCACATGATATAAAAGTTAGAGAGTTAGGAGCTTTTGGAAAATCAAGGTTGGAATCTGCTCTTGAATTAGGTATATCTTTTGATATAGCTCCAAAATTATCTATTGAAGATGGTATTGAAGCTGTTAGAAAAACTTTACCTAAATGTTATTTTGATAAAGAAAAAACATATCAAGGAGTTGAAGCATTGAAGGCTTATCAAAAAAAATGGGATGACAAAAACCAATGTTTTAAAAACAGACCCATTCATAATTTTGCAAGTCATCCAGCAGACGCTTTTAGATATGGGTGTACCTTTGTTGGTGGTAAGATGACTGACTGGAATGAAGAAGTGTATGTGAACACAAACTACATAGTTTAATATGGCAAATAAAAAAATAGAATTCGATTTAAAATTAAAAACCCTACTTGGCAATCATATAGAAAATGCTCTTGGATATTTAGGTGGTAATCTTTCTGAGTCCAGAAAAAAATCTCTTGAATATTATTTAGGTGATAAACTTGGAACAGAAATAGATGGTCGTAGTCAGGTAGTATCAACCGATGTTTCAGATACCATTGAAAGCATTTTGCCAAACCTACTTAGAGTTTTTACAGCATCAGATAAAGTAGTAAGATGCGAACCTGTAACTGCCGAAGATGTACCTTTAGCTGAACAAGCAACTGCATATTTAAATCATGTATTCTACAAAGACAATAATGGTTTCCAATTATTATATAATTTTTTTAAAGATGCTTTAATTGAAAAAAATGGTTTCTTAAAAATATACTGGGATGAATCTGAGTCTGTTGAATTTGAAACTTATCAAAATTTATCAGCAGAAGATAAAGAAGCATTATCTGATACTAAAGATGAAATAGAAATTATTGAAGAAGAAGAAATAGAAGATGAAGATGCTAAAGAACAATTTGAAAAAGTTATAGAACAATACGAAGCTCAAGGTTTGGAAATGCCTGAAATGGAAACTCCAGATTTTGTTTTATATAATTGTAAAATTAAACGAACTAAAAAAACTGGTAAAATAAAAATTGAATCAGTTCCACCTGAAGAATTTTTAATTGACAGAAATGCAAAATCAATTGAAGAAGCTGACTTTGTTTCTCATAAAGTTTTAATGTCAAGATCAGACCTAGTTGCTATGGGTTATGATGAGGATGAAGTAAATGAACTTCCTGCATCTAGTGATGATATTTATAATACTGAAGACATGGTTAGACAAAGGGATGTAGATGAATATCCAGTAGATAATTATACTCAAGGTCAAAATACAAAAGTTTTAATTTATGAGTCTTATGTAAAATATGATTATGATGAAGATGGAATTGCAGAACTTAGAAAAATAGTTTCAGCAGGTGATGATGGTTCTATGGTGTTAGAAAATATGCCTTGCGATAATATTCCATTTGTAACTGTAACACCTATCCCAATGCCACATAGATTTTATGGAAGATCAGTTTCTGAATTAGTTGAAGATATTCAATTAATGAAATCAACTGTGATGCGTCAGTTATTAGACAATATGTATTTAACTAATAACAATAGAGTTGCTGTTATGGATGGTATGGTGAACATGGATGATCTTTTAACGACTAGACCAGGTGGTGTAGTTAGAACTAAGCAACCACCAAACCAAGTGATGCAACCAATGACTGCTCAACCAATTTCACAACAAGCATTTCCATTATTATCTTACTTAGATACAGTAAGAGAAGCTAGAACTGGGATTACAAAGTCTGCTCAAGGTTTAGATGCAGATACTTTAAATTCAAAAACTGCAACTGGTGTTAATACTTTGATGACGCAAACTCAAATGCGTTCAGAATTAATTGCTAGAATATTTGCTGAAACAGGAGTTAAAGATTTATTTAGAAAAATATTTGAATTAATGGTTAAATATCAGGACAGAGAAAGAGTGGTTATGTTAAACAACCAATATATTCCTGTCAAACCTACAGAATGGAAAGATAAATTTAATATTTCTATTGTTGTAGGACTTGGAACTGGTTCT